GTGGGGGTGGAGGAGGTGGTGGTGGAGGAGGAGGTCTCGCTCCACTCCTTGTAGGAACATTCACGAGGATTTCACGACACACCCGGATGAACTTTTTGGTATTATCCGCGTGTCGTTTTAATTTTCGCCTCAATTCCCTTTCAGTCAGTTTAACGCGTTTACCGTTAACCGTTTTGGTAACCCGTAAACCTAATTTCTTGACCCTATTTTTCAGTGTGGGTCCATCCATTTATCATATACAGTGAAATTTAAATTTAAAGGTTTTGGATCTTACCATGATAAGATGTCCGAGTGGCCTGATGATATACATGAGACGAACCGTCTGTTGAGAGAAGTTCTCATACCTCACGTGATTCGCCTCGAACTTGAAATCGCCTCACTACGAAAACATGTATGGCCCTACGTACAATCTAGAAAAGAGACGAATCAACTCGGTGAAATGGAAGAAAAGATACAATTTTTAAATGAACTCGATGATCAAACCGTGAAAGAACTCGTACACCTGAAAGCGAAGTACTCAAAAACACCCGGTCTCCAGGGCAGAGAATACGACATCATTCAATCGTACAGGAAAAATATGTCTACTAATAATAAATAATGTTTAGTACACCACTCATTATGGGATTTTTTCGGATACCTAAGCTCGGTAAGAGTGAGGGTAGACCCATGAAAAAGAGTGACCTTAAAATGCTCGTGATGAGTGTGTGTTGCACGATGGTGGCTACGTTCGCACTTTACAAACTTCCCATGAAGTCTCCACAGCTACTCGGATTAATGTTACTCGTGGCATTCGCGTGTGTATTCTCGACCGCCCGCGTCATCGAGGATAGCCGTAGACGATGCAAACTCTAATAAAAGTTATCTGTCCTGTATAGTTTCGCCGTGAATGAACCAGTCTTACCAGTCACTGAGACTGATTCATTTCCATATAGTTCCTGACATCCGATGTCCTCCATACAGTCACGACCACCATGACTCACCGGGATCGGGTACAGATTTTCACCTCCTGTGGTCGTGTAATAGTGATACCTATCACGTCGGCCGCGAACCTCTTTTCCGTAAATTGGAAGTGTCTCACCGTTACCAGTCAGGATTCCCATCTGCTGCGTGTACCCAGGTTTATATTGTTTAATGGGTGGACCGCGGAATTCGGGTGTGCGCGGAGTCACGGGTGCCTGGACCCGAACAGGGACGCGGCGCGTGACCACCTTAGGATTCTGCCATAAATACACAATCACGGCCACTAACACGATAACAACCACAAACCAAGGGAACCGATTCTTCATTTATTATAGTCCAGGAAATTCTTTCGCATATACACAAAATTTTGTGAATATAATGTATATGCCAACCAAGAAGCAGATTCAGAACGCGATGAAAAAATTAAAATCAACCCCCAAACCAAAAGGTAACTCTCCCAAGCTTCCCTCCAAAACCAATTACATCATCATCCTCGCAGACCCTAAGGTTAAGCGCGAAAAGCAGTTTGCTCGCTCTGTTCACGAGTACATGAAGATGTGCCCGCGTTAACACGTTCGAGGTCCTTCTTCAGGATGACGAGTGCGTTCTTCACTGCATCGAGTGCGGAAAAGATATCACTCGTGTTTCCTCGGTCGATATATTCCTCGATCTTCTTGATATTATGTTCGATGGACTCCTTCTCAAGAAGATTGTTCTTCTCCCACTCGTTGTAATACGCCTTCATCGTATTAATCTTATCGTTGATAGACTTTGTAATCTGCTCGATCGACTTGTCGCGTAGAGAAATCTCATTCTCATAATACTTCTTTTGTTTTACGAGAATATCGTGCTTAATCTCCGACGGAGCTCTATTAATCTGTGACTCGATCTTCTCAATCTTTTGCTCCAGTATCTCAACATCACAGATATAGCTCGCGTGATGTGCGTCGCGCACGTTTTCGAGTCGCGCGATTTCGTTCTGAATCTTAACGTCCATGGTATACCTGTTATTGAAACGTAGTCTTTATATTACATATCCTTGATAGTCGTTTTGACTTCTTTAATCAGTGCGTCAAAATGCCCCAGGCGGTATTGAACGATACCCCACAGCATAAAAAAGAGTGTCTTCGTGAGCTTGTTCACGTCAGTATCGTCCATCTTGTATATGGGACCAACCACACGTCCCATGAAGGTTTCTTCCTTCTCCTGCCCCGTGAGATACATCTCGAGTTGTGTGAGCGCGCACGTATCGTCGTTGACCGACCAGTGGTAGAAGATGAATGGAATGAGTATCGAATAAAATTCTAGGTTTCGACGGTCATTCGTGAACGGAATGACCAATATTCCTATCAGAAATATGAGATGAATGACAAATATTATGTTCATCTATTATAACATGGACACAGAAAAAAACATGGAAGAACATTGGAACGAATATCACGAGGATGTGCTACGACAATGGGGAGAAGCATCCGCGTGTTATCGGTACATGCATCACCGCTCCTTTTTAAAATTTAAAAATTTGAGTTTACACTTTAACCTTCCCGTCATCATATTATCGACTGTGACTGGGACGGCGAACTTTGCACAGAGTACGTTTCCGATGAGTATACGAAGTTCCGCCCCGGCTATCATAGGTGGTATGAACCTCGTGGCGGGTCTCATCGCGACGATCATGCAGTTTTTGAAAATCAACGAGCTCATGGAGAACCATCGCACAGCCGCTCTGGGACACGGGAGTCTCTCGAGAAACATCCGCCTTCAGTTGTCATTACCCCGCGAAGAGCGTAAAAAGGAAGGTTTGAAGTTTGTGGAAGAGTGTAAAGCCGAGTACGATCGTCTCATCGAACAGTCCCCACCCATCCCCAAATCTGTGATGATGTTGTTCGAGAAGGAATATCCCATCGATGGAATTTTCACTAAACCCGAGATTCTCACCGTGCGCCCGATTCCTCAATTGAAACAACCCAAAACGATAGACACCATTCGTGCCATCACAAAAGATACCGCCTTTTCGAAAGTCGGGGAACTCCTGTCACCTAAAGATGAGGAGGAGTTTGAGGAAGAGGAAGAGGAAGAGGAAGATGAAGAAGAGACAGACGTCGAGCAAGGTACACCACGAGAATGAACATGGTGATATTGGTAAGAATACCGCATGCGACATAAGGTATGATTTTTCTTTTTAAAGGTTCCACGATACGTTTATGAAGTGCGTCATTCTTGAGCACTAAATCTATCGCCTGATTAGTAATATCGTCGATGGATTCTTTCATTAAAATTATTCCACAAAAAAAAGATGTGAAAAAAACCGTGAAGACGATCCATGAGAAACAAATCGAACTCGTTCGTCGACACATCAAGAATCGTAAAAATGTATTCATATGCGGAAACGCGGGTGTCGGAAAATCATACGTTCTCGAGGCTGCTCTAGAAGGACTGTCGTGCGTAGAAGTTCATAGCGAACATATGAAGAGTAAATCCAATTTCCTACTCTTCATACAACCATCCACGAAACACGTGTACATAGAAGATTACGACCCCATTTTCAAACCTCTCATCGAGCGAGTCTGCGACGGTGGTCGAGTGACTCGCGGATCTCTCATCGTGACGTCTACGAACATGTGTTTTTTTCCTAATTTCGAAACCGTGTTCATTCCGACCCACAAACCTGAAGTTCTCATGACACTCACGGAAGCGACTGGAGACAAAGTGTACGACGCCGCGGTGCGTTCGAGGGGGAATGTCCGCTCTTTCTTCACGTATCTCGATGGGTACGATGAAATGGATGATTTCAAAACACCCAAAGAGTTCATCGCCGAAGTACTCACGGAGCCGGGTCCCGTTAAAATATACGATTCCGTGTCAGAACACGGACACATGTGGGACATCTTCCAAGAGAATTACCTGGATTCAAAAGGTGTAGACGTACTGAAAGCTTCCTCGTCATTTTCGGATGCGGATTATTACGATAATCACATATACGCGACGGGTAATTGGCATCTCATGCCGTACTTCACGCTTCACGCTCTCACGATTCCAAAGACCGCACTGGGTGATCCTCTCCAAAAAGAAAAGATACGACCCGGAAGTTGTTGGACGAAACATGGAAACTACCGAATGCGAAAACAGAAATATAACGACATTCGAAAAAAATCGCGGATGGGTCTCGGGGTGGAAGAGTTGTGTCTTCTCAAAGACTACGCGTCGAGTGGAAACCTAAGTGAACTCATGGAATATGGAATTACACCGCAAGATTTCGACGTGATAAACCACCTGGCAGTGGGAAACGGCTTAAAACAGAAGAACGTCACGAAAGTAAAGAAGGCGCTCAAGAATGCCTACGAACGACGAAGAAACGGAGACTGAGGAGTGTGTGAAGATTGTGGGCAATGAGATTCTCTTCTACGGTGACATCGATCGCGAGAATGCCCTCGAGTTTGTCGAAAAGTTTAAGAAACTCGAGATTGAACTCCTCAAGAAAATGGCCGAACTCGTTGGGTACGTTCCCCAGATTCGAGTACATATCATGAGTGAAGGTGGTGATGTGTTTTCTGGGCTAAACATGATGAATGTTCTTGAAAAGTCACGGGTTAAGGTCACGACCATCGCCCAGGGGTCATGCTGTAGTGCGGCGACATTTGTCTTTTTGGGTGGATCGGAACGTCTCATGGGTAAGAATGCGTACCTTCTGATTCACCAGATTTCCACGGAATTTTGGGGTAATTTCCAGGATCTCAAGAATGAGATGAAGACGACTGAGAAGTTTATGAAGATGTTGAAAAAGATGTACCTCTCGAAGACTAAAATTCCGGAGAAGAAGTTTAAGCGTCTCATGAAGAAGGATATTTACTTGTCACCCGAAAAGTGTATCAAGTATAAAATCGCTCACGCTGTTGAGTGATGTGTGTGTGACGTTTGTAAAGAGCCAATAGACATAGGATTATAAATACGATACAAAACGTATTCATATTCATGGGAACTGACGTACTTTCTGGAGGCCTAAGTCGCTCCATTCTTCCGTAATTCACAACTGGTATCACCGGCATCTATTTAAAGTTGAGAATTTAAAAATACAAAGAATGGAACGCCTTATAAAGAAAGATAAGAACGGTAGCGAACGGTTCACCGACATTCACGTCGAGGATCTTGGTGATGGAACTGCGGACATCGTGAAGAGTACCGGGGTTGTCGGTACGGACAAGGTCTCCGTGTCTCGCATCAATGTGAAGACGGGCTACGAAAAGGCTCTCAAGCGAGCGCAGACGATGTGGAACAATGAGAAGACCAAATGTACCGAGATTCTTCCGATGTTGGCTAACAAGTGGGAAGATCGTCAAAAGTACATCTCCGAACCCTTTTACGTTCAACCCAAGTTGGATGGTGTTCGTCTCATCGTGTCGAACAAGGGATGCTTCTCACGTACCGGTAAACCCGTCGAGGGTGTCGAGCATCTCGCACGCGGTCTCAAGGATGGTGAATATCTCGATGGCGAATGTTACGCACCCAACAAGACATTCGAGGAGATCACGAGCATGTTCAAGATGAACCCAAAAGAATTGGAGTTTCATATATTTGATTATTTCGATGTCAACAGACCGGATCTCACATTCGAGGAAAGGAAAGATCAGATCACCGTGGATACTTTCCTAGTAGACAAAAAGTCGGAAGTTCAAGGATACCACGATCTCTTCGTGAATCAAGGTCACGAGGGTATCATGATTCGAGACGCGTCGAGCGTGTATGAAATTGGAAAGAGAAGCAACTATCTTCTCAAGTACAAGGCGTTTCAGACCGAAGAGTATGAAATCGTCGATGTGAAAGAGGGAACGGGCCGTGAAAAGGGTGCCGCTATCTGGGTATGCAGAGTTGGTGATCATCAGTTTTCGGCTAAACCCGAGGGTACCATCGAAATGCGCAAGAAGTATCTCCAAGAGAAGGAAAAGTACATTGGAAAACGACTCACGGTTCGCTATCAGAACCTGACAGCTTTGGGTGTTCCTCGTTTTCCCGTCGGTGTAGTAGTTAGAGATTATGAATAATGTGAGAGTATAGAAATGAACCGAGTGGCCATCGATATCGATGAAGTCTTAGTCAGCTTTCTCCAGCCCATGGCGAAATGGAAAAAGAAGACAATTCGAAAACCCAAATACAACTATGTGTACAGACAAATCTTCGACATAGACGAAGTTGAATCACAGAAGATGGTTCAAGGGTTTTACAAATCAAAAGACTTCATGGAACTCACCCCCATAAGAGGTGCCCAAGAAGCCATGTACAAACTTCGCGGAGATGCGAAGAAGATGTACATCGTCACGGGTCGCCAAGATACCGTTCGAGAAGAGACTGAACTATGGATAAACCACTACTTCCCAGGTATCTTCGATGATATCATTCTCACAAATAGCTATACACCGAATGAAGTCAAGAAGTCAGCCATCTGTCGCGCCCTAAACATCGGTCTCATCATCGACGACAACAAGGGTATCTGTGACGAGTGTATCGAGGCTGGTACGGACGCTCTAAATTTTGTGGGTGAAGAGATGTACCCATGGTGCGAAGAGAGTGACATAAGTATAAAAGGGTGGAAAGAATTTCTCGATCAAATGTAATGTTTGCCCTCCTTTGTAAACCCATCGCCGTCCCACAACAAATGGGTAATCCCGTTCTTCGAGCGAAAGATTGTCGCATAGCGTACGTAAAGCCATCTCAAGTTCAAGAGGGTGTGCTCGAACTTGAGATACTTGAAGCACCTCCGATTGTGATTGATCCTAACCTGGGGTCGACAGATTCATGATTCGACCATCCCTCGTCTTCATCATGATGACTTCGTCACACTCACCGCCTTTGATGACTAGGGTAGCCTCATTACATTCAGTTCCCGGCAATTTGTATCGATCACACGCAACCTGGGTTTTCATCGTGATATTCATATTTTGACTGTATCCGATGAAAGTCCTGTCTACAACACCATTCTTACCTGTAGCCTCTACCGTAGCCTTGACACAATAGGAACCAAATTTACATTGCTTCTCCTCCTCGGTCGGTGGAGGACAGTTATCCACAGAAGCCTTCGGTCGTCGCCCAAAACGTCTCCGTAGAGACACGACTGGATAGAACAATACTTTGGTAATAGAGGACATCTCTTACCAGAGTTTGTGTTTGTTATTTTAAGTATATTAAAAATTATGATATTAAAGAAGGTATGGAACCCCAAGGGATTATCTATAAAATTGATTGCGAAGTTTCAGGTAAATCGTATATAGGTAAGACTATTCAATCCTTGAAAAAAAGGATTCAACAACATAGAGATTCAAAAAGCTATTGTCGCGCTTTATCCCAAGCCATCCAAGAACACGGATGGGATAACTTCAAAGTTTCTATGATTTGGGAAGGAAATGCATCTAAACTTGGTGAAATGGAGAGGAAACTCATTAGTGAACATGGAACAATGGAACCAGATGGATATAACATACGCGAAGGTGGTGGGAGGAGTGAAAAAGTCTCTGATACATCAAGAAAGCTCATGATTGAAAAACAAAGAGAAATCAGCAAACGGAGGGGTGGATTACTTGGATATCTTATTCCAAATGGACATGGAAAAGTAACATCATGGTCTATTAGTGTTCCGAAAAATGGTAAACGACGTAGAGTCGGACCATTTAAAACAAAAGAAGAAGCTATCGAAGTTCAAAAAAAGATTACAGAAAACCCGGACGATTTTGAATTACCTGAACCAAAAAGACTGGGAAATGGCAAAGGTAGTGGTATATACTACAAAAAGGATAGTGATAGATGGCAAGTTTTACCACGCATAGATGGTAAAAATGTATATTTAGGAACGTACAAAAACGAGGAAGAAGCCAATGAGGTTTTAGAAAGGTATAGAAAAGATCCAGAAAACTTTCAAAGAAAATAACGATTTTGGAATAAGGAAAACTCATTCTAAAAACGCTTCTACGTGGAATCGAACCACGATAGTCGAGTTAACAGCTCGAAGTCTTAGCCATTAGACGATAGAAGCTCAGTCTGTAAAAACTACAAACTAAGGGTGCGCTATTGATATACAGCGCGGAATTATCCTCCCTGCATGAATCGAACATGCGACCATTCCGGTTTTGATATCAGTTACGATATATGATAATTGTATTACAACGGAATGCTCTACCAACTGAGCTAAGAGAGGATGACGAGCTCCCACGTGGATTCGAACCACGGGTGGTGGATTCAAAGTCCACAGTGTTGACCAACTACACTATAGGAGCCACTTTATCTATATTTGGAACCTTTTCTTTAAGCTCATTTATGTACTTCATACCTATGAGCGAAATTGAGAACAAACTGGCAGATGTGTTGGCGACGATCATCGGCACGACCGTGAAGTACACAGAGTACACGAGACCCAGGGAACTCGCCAACATGTTGAGGTTCAAGAAGGAATAGTTGATGGCACGCGTATCCTTTGTCTTGTACACGTGTACGACTTGGGGTACGAACATGATTGAGATGAGTATCGAGCTCGTCAAACCGATTCCATCTATGACTTTATCCATACTTCTCAATATTTTCTAATGTTTAAATAGGTATGCTCAGAGTAATACTAGCGATCGTTTTGGTGTTTTGTCTCTTGATTCTCGTGAACAGGAAAAGAACCACCACCGAACGCGACTACAAATGTTTTTTACTCACGATGAGAGATCAACATGAGCGTTATGAGCGGTTTCTGAAAAGTCACGATAATAGCATTCCAGTCGAAATCATTTACGGTCCAGATACACGCAAAATTCAGGTGGCGAACGAGTACGAAGAGATCGTAGAACCTGAATACTTCGAAAAGGCGATCGAAATGCATTACGATCCCACCGTTCCTAGACCGGATATCACGTACTTCAATCTAGGTGCCATAGGGTGTTTCATGGGTCACATGGAGTTTTATAAGAGATGTTTCCAACAAAATTTGAAATACGCCGTCGTTTTCGAGGACAACGTCGTCGTCAAATCTCATCGACTGTACGACGAGATTCAAAAAGTGATAGACGAAAAGGGAGATGATTTTGAAATGTGTTTCTTCCACTGCCTCTCTCGTCTCCCCGAAGATACGGAAGGTTCTCTCGAAAAAGTCAGGTGGATTTCGAGTACTAAATGCTACTTGATACACGTCGAAAACATGAAAAAGTATCATAAATACTTTTTACCCATGGACAATCACGTCGACATGAAGCACGAAGATCTCATCGAACAGGGGGCTCGCGTGTATTACAAGGACATGCGTCGGTACATGAAAATAGATCGTCAACACAAGAGTCTCATCGGTCACAGTCACCATGGAAGACCAGAATTTTTCTCGAGGGTATATCCAGACGCACATCCCGGGATGTTACGTCGAGGGTATTAAGCGAGACGAATTTTCACTGGGCGTTCGGTTCTTATTATGGCAAGTCCCACGTCTAACAGTGTTTTGGCGAGTCTCGATTTTACGAGAACCACTGAGTGATCGATATATTTTTTCGAGTTTGGTCGGTGACTATCCAACACACCCTTCATGGAGAGAACCCGACCGAGAGAAACTCTCCTACATTCCGTGACATCTATCGTAAATATCACGGGGCGCCTGTACGTCCACGCGTGCGTAAAGAATGCATCTAAATCATTCGGTGTCGTCGTGTCTCTGATTTTAATTTTGTATTCTAAGACCATGTTATAATTAAAGATTTAAAAGTTCAATATATTATGGGTATAATATATAAATTGACAAGTCCAGAGGGGAAGTCATATATTGGTAGGACAATACAGACATTCAATAAGAGGATGTCTGGACATGTATACGGAAAAAGCTACTGTAGAGCTTTAAAAGATGCTATTGAAAAATATGGATTTGATACGTTTCAGAAGCAGATAATTTGGGAAGGTGATAATGATTTAATATCGGAAAAGGAAAAATATTATATCAAGGAATTTAATACTATTTATCCATGTGGTTATAATCTATCATCTGGTGGGGGAAGAGGTGAACACAGGAGTTGTGAAACACTTAAATTAATGAAAGAAAAACAAAGAAACATAGCTAAAAATCGGAACAATGGACTACTTGGCTACATAGTCGAAAATCACTCAAAAGTTGACGGGAGAATAACATCATGGACTGTAAAAAACAATAAACAAGGTTCTCTTGGTAATTTTAAAACAAAAGAAGATGCCGTGAGATTTCAATGTGATTATACCAGGGAACCTGATAAATATATAACTAATTACAGAAAACGAAGAGTTGCAAACAGTGAAGGTGGTGTATATAAAAAAAGAAATAAATGGATAATAGTTTTATATATCGACAACCAATCAAAATATTATGGAAGTTTTAAAACCAAAGAAGAAGCAATTCAAAAAAGAGATACTCTTTTGCATGACTGAGAATCATCTAAAAGAGGATGTGTTTGCTCCTAGAGGGGCTCGAACCCTCGACCTTGCCCTGTCTCAAACTGGATTTTACTCCATTCATATATACCGGTGTATAAGAGGCACGCTTCTGACCAACTGAGCTATAGGAGCACCTGTTTTACACATACTATTTAGTCGTCATTTCTTTAAACTCCTAAACAATGTCTAGATAGTCATCGAGTTTCAGCTTAGAATCACCACCCTGGATGAAGTTCGAGAACTTCTGAGCGGTTTCGAAAGCTTCTTTCGCCACTTTCACAGATAGGATAGTATCATAGGCGCAAGGCTTCGTATCTCGTATGACGAAACCCGGATTTATAGTTTTGATGTCGACATCCAGTTCCTCCTCCAGATAATCCACGATGTCTTGATATTCGCACGCTTCAGCGACAACGACGACGGCGTAGCCATTCGTTTCATAGTTATTCTTAATCTGCTTCATGGAAATTTTGTTTATTGTTTGATGGTTGAGAACATCAGTCACTTTAGAGTACTTCGCGTATGTGGCACTCGTGGAAAGTCCTGTGACCCGATCACCGGGTGTTTCCACAAAGACGATGGAATTCGTAGTCGTCGCTTCCGTGTACGCGTATTCGATGTACCTCGCAAACTCCTGAACCGCAGTCTGAAACCCGACGGATTCCATATTTGGAATATCGTTGAATATTGTCTTGGCGATACCCACGATGTTCGTGTCGATGCGGTCGTCGAGCGCTAGACGCGCAGCGCTCTTCATGGATTCGTTCCCGCAGATACAATAGAGCCGATCGAGGTCACCCATGGTGTCGACGACCCTCTCGATATCGACGGGTTCACACGACACCCTCAGAATCGAGCCCGGACCTTCTTCGATTTTTTGGCGGGAAAGATCGACGCGGATGTTATTGTTTAGACCACGGAAACCCTCATTGAAACCGATGACTCTACTGTCCCTAGAATTTTCGAGTCGATGTAGAGTGTGGATAATGTTGTTGACACCAGGACACACACCACCAGCGGTGAGGATTCCTACGTTCATCTAACGTGTTATGGGCTAAAATGTTTATATATGTTAGAATGATTTACATTATCGTACTTTTACTCGTGATCATCGCGTTTCTATTCACCATAGAACGTAAGGCTACCCAGGCATTCGAGCCTGACTTAGAACGCGATGGTCTCATTCTCATGGACACCCCGTCTAGGACCGACATCTTGAACGTACTCCCCGAGGGGTACGTCTTTCTGGACTACACGTACACGATACACGGGTGTACTCTGTCCACGTTTCACCGTGACGTGACCTCGAGTCAGTACGTGTTCAAGACCAAACACCCAGTGTACACGTTCATCACCTACGAATACGATGGACCCGCGTTATCCGTGTGTCCGGGAAGCCACAAAACTGCGCCGTTGTTATATTCGCGACCAGTCACCGTGAACGCAAAGTCCGTACTCTTCAACTGTGATGTCGTACACGCCGGGTCTATGAACCTAGAGAAAAAACCAAGAAAGGCGGTACAGTATAAGATTGCCCACGTCGACGATCTCGATACACTCAAACACCTAGACGGTATACGAAAGGTGAAACGAGGTGATTGTGACAAACGCACGAACGTCACACTC